TTTTATCCCAAAATCAGTAGATATGGCTGGTATAGTTAAAACAGCTACTTCTTCTATTCTTAATCGTTTTCCTCTTGGTTATGTAACGTCTTTAGTATCTATACTTTCTACCACCTCAACTTCATCTATTCCTATAATAAGTGCTACTATTCCTAATGGAATTGTTGGTGCTGGTGCTTCTGTTTCTTTAGATATTGCTCATAGTCTTGATTTTATTTTGAATGCTACTACGAGTTCATTTACTAATTCTTCAGCACCAAGTACAGATACGTTCTATACAATTACATCTTATTATTGGTCGATTTTTGTATATATATCTTTAGGTTTTTATCTTTTATTCCGTATTTTAGGATCACACCTTAATCCATTTATTAAACCATCATGATAACAACTTGGTTTTTACAATTTTTCACGTCTTTCATAGGGTTTCTTTTTAGTTTTTTGCCTATTGTAACATTACCGCAATTATTTTTGACTTATTTAGGACTTGCAGTAAGGTATTGGAATAGTTTTCTTGATACAGTACCGTATTTACAGCTTCCATGGACTTTGTTTTTAACTGTAATTCTTCCTTTTGAAGTTGTTTTAATTACACTGCGTTTCTTTTTAGGGAATAGAACACCAGTAAATACTAATTAATATGAAATATATGCCTCCACTATTAAGACAAAAGCCAGAATGGACTTGGATATGTATGGGTTGTAGTGCTATTAATTCATGTACTGTGAAGCGTTGTTATTGGTGTGGTCTTAAGCGTAAAGTCATAAAATGATTGATTTTTATATTTTTGTTATTGGTTATTGGTTTGGTATTTTTGTTTGGTATGTAGGTGGTTTAATTTTTGATTCATATGCAAGAAATAGGTAAAAAGGTTCTTACTCGCGATTTGATTGACGTTTTTACTGCTTCCGAGGGTTCTATAAATATGTATTATGGTCTTATTGGTAACGGTAAGACGTATGCCGCTACGGCTGATATTTTAGAGCTTTTGAAGCAAGGTAAAGTTGTATATTGCAATTGGAAAATTATCACGAACGATTTTGATGATCGAGAGTCCCTGTTTATGTCGTTTGCGAATATGTTGTTGTTTCGCAAACGATATTACCGTATTCCATGTCAAAAAAATCTACATTTTTTTGATCCTGAAAGTTTCGAGAGTACTCAAGAATTAGTAGAGTGGTTATCTAAATTAAATGATTGTCATATATTTTTCGATGAAGGACAAGATATGTTTGATTCCTATGAAGGAACAAGATTTTCAAAATCTAAAAGGCGGCTTATTCTCCATACTAGGCATTACCACCGCACCCTCAATATCATTAGTCAAAGGCCTACAGCTATACAAGTTTCCGCACGGGGAAATGTTAATAGATTTTACAAATGTGTAAAATTAGCTTCGTGGCCTTGGGTTCGATTTGCTCGCTATGAGTTTCAAGAAATGATGGGGGAGACAGTTAATGAGTCTGTCGATCCTATTTCTCGAAAGACATATTGGGGTAAGCCTAGTGTATTTAATGCGTATAATACTGATTATTTGTCAGAGGGAATACCGAAGTCACAAGAAGTGTATTTTGAAGCATGGGATTTAGGAACGAAATTGCGTTTTAAGGTTTTTCTGCTTAATCTTCTTCGTGTTTTCTCGGCCTTAAGGCCGAGAAAACCTGTGGAGGCTTTAGAAGATAAACAGCAGGTGGTCACTGCGCAGTCGTTGGGGGTTCAATCGTCACAAACGACTATAAAGAACAGGGAGAGGCTCAATACGGTACCTGTCGGCGGATTGGTTCAGTCAAGTTGGTTAGATAATCTTGATAAACCACCGTTTTAAGTTGTTTCGATCTGCCATGTCGTAGCGCGCGGCAAAACGCGCTAGAAGAATAAAGATTCTTCCTATGGTAGCACCCACAATGCTTTTTTAAGCGTTGTGGGGGTCTGCTATCTTTTTAGAAGAAAAAGATTCTTCGATTTTTTTATATAAAGAGTTATCCACAGGGTAGCGATGTATTATATGGGTTTTATTGAGTTATCCACAGGGTAGTAGTTTTCATGGTTTTTTTATTGTTTTATACTGTTTTTATGTGGTATCCTCATACGTCATTTAAAAGATATCGTCGTGTTATGAAGTTCGGATCGAAACGGTATACGAATTGGTTTCGTGGTCGTGTTCGTGCTCGTAATTTAAGGCGCGCGGGTCTATAACATGAAGAGATTAGCTATAATTTCGGCTATTTTAGCAGGAATTGCCATACTCTTATCGTTTCCAGTACCTTCCCGTGCGCAGGAGACTATCGAAGTCCCTACAGAATCGGCGCTTTCTTCTTCTGCTACCACTGAATGGTGTACTGGTAATAACATTTGCGGTAACGTAACGATTTCTGATGATAATAAGTCCTTTTTACTTGGATTTCTTTCTGTTATAGGCGATTTTGAAAATAATTCTTCTCAATATGTTTATGATGTCAATTCAAATACTCCTTGTTTTTCTTCAACTGTTTGGGGATATGCTTTTTCCATAATTACTCCTTCTGATCCTGCTACTTGGGGTGAAGGTGAATGGTCTTGTACTACTGGTGTCCATCTTTTTGTTCAATATGATTCTACCAACTCTATTCCTATAGGTATGATGTTCTTTCGATATGTTGCTGAAACTGGTGAGATATTTGCCATAGATTCTACTCCTGCAAGCTTGTCTGATGTTACTTTTGGCCTTACTATTCTTATAGTTATAGCCTTTTTGTTCGGTATAGGTTTTATGTTTAATCACATAACCTCTAAAAAACCATGGCGATGACTTTAATTTTTTATTTCATATTTGTTACTGCCGCCATTGTTTTTTCAGTGATTGTTTTTAGGATATTAGATATGATTATTTGTTTTGTAAAAGACGCTATATGAATGACAACGTCATAATTATGTTTATAGCGGCGCCGATGATCTCATTAATGATTTATATATTATTCAAATTAATGAGTCATTTTAAATGGTGAGTTATGTCCTGTTCTTTTAGCTTAAAAAGCAATCTAGACTGCGGTTTACTCCGCCTAACTATGATCAAAGAACAGGACATAGCGCGTCAGCTTCCGTTAGGGAGTAGAAGTGCTTAAGGTCGTTTATTTATCAACAAACAAACAAGTGCCTACATTAAATGCTAGTTCTACTGCTGTATTTACTTCAGTAGGTCTTACGGCTCAAACAATCTATGATATTTTCATTGGATTGATTGGGACGGCTGTTTCATTCATGCTTTGGATGATTCAGGTGTCATGGCCTTTCTTGCTTGCTATTGCTTTTATCTATCTTTTGAAAAAGCTTGCATTCAAGTTTATGGGCTTCGGACGTTAGACAACAATAAAACGCCCTTTCGAGCGTTTATTGCGGATAACACCCTTATATTATATCATGAAATATTTTTTTCTTACAAGTATCAAAGCATTTTTAGCGATATGTTTATTAGTGGCTGGCTTTTATGTTATCGCACCAAAAAATGCTAGTGCGTATATTGATCAACGGTTGCACCCTGTAATTGGTTCTGATGGTGCTGTTTCTGATCCTACTGGATGTCCAGTTTCAGCAAATATTCGAGGGTATAGGGGTGGTATTGGTCATTGGGATGGTGAATATACTGGGATTTTTGAAGATTCTAGTTCTATCGAATATGTTTGTGGATTATATGCTGGGCCTACTTTTGCCCCCTTTGGTCAATATTATTTGCAGGATGTTTTTCTTAATGGTATGAGTTCTACTACTGGTTATTATTGGGTTGCTTTATCCTTTGCTCATAGTGGTGGAATTGCAACTTGGAATCATACACCAGAAGAAGAAAAAGTATTTTATTTTGAAGTTTTTTATGATTCAGATTTAAATACTTTTGAATTGATTGATAGTACTACAATCTTTTCTATCCACCCATCATATGAAACAGTAAAATCTCATGGAACGTCTACTACAGTAGGTTTTGAAGTTACATATTATATGGGTACTGATGCCGAATCACAAGTATCTGGGCAACTTTTATACAATACGTTTTGCATAAAGCCTATTGATCTAGAAGCGTCTACTACATATGCTTTTAATTTTGCAGATATAAACTGCGATGGTGGTGATCTTTCTACAGTAGGTTTTGCGATTGATGATTATAAATTACGTTTGGGATATTTTCATGAAGTTTTTAATGTTCCATTAAAAAATGGTCATCAAGGTATATTTTTCTCTTTTCAAAGTAGAGACGGTGCAATTCTTATTAGTACCTCTACAGAAATTGTTGTTGGTACTTCCACTTATAGAAATTATACTGCGTATTTAGGTCGAGATGTTATTGGGGAGTATTCTGCTTTTTCTGGTTGTGTGTTTGATCTTTCTGATACTGATACTATGAGTCTTTGGGATAAAACTGTTTTTGGTTTTAAGGTTGCTCTTTGTGAGATTTTTATCCCAAAATCAGTAGATATGGCTGGTATAGTTAAAACAGCTACTTCTTCTATTCTTAATCGTTTTCCTCTTGGTTATGTAACGTCTTTAGTATCTATACTTTCTACCACCTCAACT